ACCGTTAATAGCCATATTAAGTAACGGTAACGATAAGCTAATAATAACCACGAAAATCATATTTTGATTTTGTGTAGGATGAATTTGGCCCAATAATAATAAGAACATGTATACAAAAGATAAGATTAAAAATAGGATGCCGATACATCCAATGATGATATATTTTTTCATCATTCACTCGTTATCTCTTCACCGTCCACAAAATCGATGATGATTTTTCCTGTTTTGGGGTCAATTACTTCAACATTGCAATAAGCATATTTATTGAAATAATCATCAAAATCAATTGCATCATACTGGCTTTTTGTGATAACTTTATTTTTTAGCTTAACATTGCCATAAACAACATAATTAACCAAATGCCATTTACCGCTTTCCAGCATCGCCTGTATCACTTCTTTTGGCTCTTTACGCTTTGGTGGTGCTTCAAAAACCACACCATATAGCTTGCAAAGCAGTTCGTGGTTTTCGGGGGTGGCGTGGAAAATGACCTGCATGCCAGTGTCACCTACCCCATTACTTTTTGATGAAGTACAACCTAAAAAACCAAAACCAAAACCAAGGCTAATAGTGGGTTCAACCCTTGTAATTTTATGAATTTCTTTGCTACGCAAGGGCATGTAAACCAAATCGCCTAATTTAAATTTTTGCTTCATGATTAAGCTCCAATTCTTGAATGTACTTTAAAACCATCTCAGCTTCTTCTTCACTTGCAATGAGTGCGGTGTGATACTCTTTACCAATTTTATTACTAAGAATCTTGTAAACTTCGGCTCTTTTGTATCGCCCACTTTGCCAAATCGGGTCAAGGCGAGCATGGATTTGTTGTCTCATCTTTTTAATTTTTGGTGTTGCAATATTACCAAGTGGTTTCTTGCCATCAAATCCAAAAATTTAGGTTATGCAAGTCTTTTCGGTGTAGGTAAACTTCCGCACCAGTGGTGAGTCTTGCTTTTATTATTGACTGACAAGCAGTACAAAAAATATTCATTTCAATGTAACTCCTACGCTGATAAAAATTTCTGTTGTTGGTCTTGGCTAAGAGTATAATTGTTTTTATCCAAATATTCTCTTGCCTCTTTCTTGCCAAACGGTCTGCCTTGGCTATCATAACCTGTGTGGATTGCCGTTATCATTCGCTCAAAACTATGTTATCAAGCATTTTTGGCGGCCCGTCTTGCTCGTTGTCAATATAGCGGTATTGACCATTTACGATGACCGCTTGGTCTGCTTCAATGGCTTGGCTCATCTGATTGGCAATAGATAGCGGTGCCTGCTTGGATAGTAGCAACTTGATGACCGTCTTTAATGCCATCTCGTGGAAATTGGTTTTCCAAACCCCACCGCCTTTTTGATAGCTTTGGCTGTATTTGGTTGCGTGGGCTTGTAACTCCTGCACCGACTTCGCCAATCTTGCCGTATAGCCATTGTGCAACTCAAAATAGGCAGTATAATCAATGATAGGCACACCGTCTTTGGGCGGTATGGGTAATAGACTGGTTAGACGTTGATACACGTCATATTCGCTGTCATCTTGATACACGGCACAGGCTTCAATGCGTTTAAATTGCCCTGTGCGGATGGCGAGCTGTACAAAACCTTTATAGCCGATTTGAAATTGGGCTTGCCCTTTGTATGGCACAATGTAGGCATATCCCAATTTGTCGCTGATGGGCAAATCTAGGCTTGCCGATGTCAAAGCACACCCCAAAATGGTGTGTGGATTGACGTTTTTAAGCATGTTGCTGTTATTGACAATCTGAACAAGGCTTGCCGTGAAATTAGCGGTTTGTTCGCCTAACAGTTGCTGTAACTGCTGTTGTGCCACTGGACTATTGAAAAAACTGTGAATATCGTTTTGGTTGGCAACTTGACTCATATCTTTCTCCTGTCATATCTTAAAAAGGGTGCAGGGCGTGGCGGTCTAAGATATGAAAAATAACCGCTGTTCGGTAGCTACTCCTAGCCCTGCAAAAGGGTTTATTTAATTCTTAAATGCTCGCCTTGCACCAGTGTTACGCCTTTAATCTCGCCACCATCTTTTAAAAACTTCTTAATGGCGGTGGTGTCTGCTTCTACCGTTACCTTTTGAAATTCTGGCGGTAGGTGCTTGGGGTCAATGTCAATGCGAACACTTTCGGATGATTTGTGGATTGCCACCGAGCCAACATCAAACTCAAATTTCTTTTGTCCGCTTGCTTTTATCGCCATAAAAATGGCGTTTTCTAGGCGGTCAAGACTGTTTGAAACCGTCTTTTTCCCCTGTTGGAGCTTGGCGATTTCTTCTTTGTAGGATTTTTCTTTGGCTTTTTTGTTTAAAACCACATAACGATAGGCTTCTAATTTGTCCGCCAAATCGCCTTCTATCAACCCCAAAAGCTCCTGCACTTCGCTGTCATCGGGTGGTGACAGTTCGCCATTGTCTAAGCGTTCTTGCAAACGTTCTAAACACTCACTGATGTTTTCTTGGATTTCATAAAGGTTCATAAAATACTCCTGTTAAAATTCGGTTTAACCCACGCCTGCCAATTACTTTTTGGTAATTGGCAATGATTGGTTAAAACGGCAACTCATCAGTAGTAGCTTTCTATTTGTGCTTGGATGTCATCAGGCAAGGTAAAGCCTGCACGGGTCGCCTCATCTCCACCAAACTTGGCAAAATCTTTATTGGTTTGGCATAGGGTTAGCACATTGACATCACCAATGGGAGCAGTACCCACAATGGCGGTAATCGCCCCATTAACGGTATAGACAGGGCTAGAACCACCGTCAATGCGACGGGTTTCGGTGCCGTGATGAAAAGACATAAAATACTCCTTTTAAGTTAAGGGGTTTTCTTTTTAAGGGTTGAATTTAAAGGGTCAAAGGGGTGTCTTGTGTGGACTTGTATCACTTTGGGACGATTGTCAGGCTGACAGACTTCCACGCTTTGGGTCTCGGTGCGTACTTTCAGCTCATATTGCCAAGCCCCACCGTCTTGGTGCAGATAGCGTTCGCTGACCAGATGAATTTTGTTGCAATGTTTAGGGCGAAAGCCTGTGATGACTGCTCGCACCTTGTCAAGCAGGGCAATCGCCCCCTTATCGTGGTGTACGCCACGCCCAAAGACGGTCAGTGAAAAGGTTAATTTACGAGTTTGGACAATGGCGTGCGTGTCGTCCGTCATCTCATAATCAGACCCCTGATAACCAATCAATACCGCCCCAACAGCGTGAATAAAGCGATAAGTGGCAGGATTATCAGGAAATAAATCCACTTCTACGCTGGGCAAATCCTGACGGAGCTTTTCTTGCACACTTGCCAAAATCGCCAAAGTCATGCTGTCCGCCATCAGTAACCACTCCAATCTGATTTGCCACGAGAACGAACACGATACGCCCCACGCTCTTTTTGTAAGGCGTTTTCGTTTTTGGTAAGGTCGGTGGCAAATAGGTGCATTTTGCCATTTTGAACGAGATTTAACATTTTTAAAGCGTCGTCATAGGCGGTTTGTAAGGTTTTTGGCATTTCGCTGGCATTAATCCGCCGTTTATGTAGCCAATATCTAGCAATGTCGCCACACCAAGTATTTAAAAGCGTTGGCACAGATTGCAAAGGCAGAGCATAACGCCCCGCCAAATAACCGTCCGCCACTTGGCAAGCGTGGCTGATTGCCTTATCCACCACCGCCCAATCAGGCTCGATGTCTTGATAATCATAGTGATTTTCTAGGTCATCACGGCTAAGCTGGATAAGCTCTACCTTGCTACACAAGGCAATCATCTCATCACGGCTGATATAAGGGGCGGTGTGGTTCATGAGTTAAGCCTTTTTACGAGTGGATTTTTTAGGCTGGGCAGTTTCGGTGGTAGCCACTTCATCGCTGACTGTGTCGTCATTAGCAGTTTCGTCCACTTGTGGAGCAACTTCATCAGTTGGCTCATCTTGAATTTCTGGTGTTGGCTCTGATTCAAAAACTGGCTCGGATACAGGTTCATCGACTGGCTCATCTGACACACCATCAAGTAGCGTGGTATGGGCAGAAACTTTGGCATACACATCGTCAGTCAAATCAATGATTTGACCTGTTTCAATGCGTACCATTTCGCCATTTTGTTCAAGAATGAGCGGTGTGTTTACTTGGACTTTTTTCATTGCTTGCTCCTTATCTTAATAGGGCTTTGACAGGTTCGTTTGCACCACTTGCCGATGATAGGGCGAGAAATTGCCCTGTTTCGGACTTGACCGCACAGCCTTGGGCATCGGAAGCGACTTTATCGCCTTGGGTAATCGCACCGCCAGATTCCACAATGCTCACGCCCAAAATTTCTACTGCCACAGACTCGCCAGCTTTGGCATCCACAGACACGACACCAAAAATAGGGTCGTCGGCTGTGGCTTGTCTGCCTTTTACACTGACAAAGCGATTGCCGATAAGCTCGCTCATCGCCAGCATTGTTACAGCGACAACAGCGGATTTGGTTGGATTTGCCATTGTTATTCTCCTTGCAAAAGCGTGTTTTTGATGTGATAGCCGTGCAATGCCCACAGCTCGTTAATAGCATTATCAAAGGCAATTTTACGCCCAATGTTTTCATCAAATTGTTTGGGGTCAATACAGCCAGATTTACCAATCACGGTATAGCCACTTTTTAAAGTCAAGGCACACACCGTGCAAGTTTCGCCAAAGCGAGCATATTCTTCTTTGTCAATCAAGGCTTGCAAGTCTTCTTGCGTAATTTTGGTCATTTTAATCTCCAAAGGTTAAATCACATTTTCAAACAAGAAACCACACGCACCGCCCACGACAGCAGCTTTACGAATGTCGGTATAACGCACATATTGCACCTTACCACCCACATCATCATATCTGTCCACGACAGGCAACCCACGGCGACGCAAAGTATAGCCAAACGCAGGTACGCCCTCATCATTACCGCTTGGTACTTGGTCTGGGCGGACAATCAGACTGGCAAAATTACCCCAAATCGGTTTGGTTTGCTTATTGCCCACTGGGATAGACACCGCATTACCGATGAGAATTTCATCAAGCTCTAACAGCTCTTTGAGCGTGCTGACATTGAGCAGTGGCTTATTGGCACTATCGCTAATCAAGGATCGAAGTTTGGCACTTCGGCGGATTTGGGTATAGACCTGACCGCTTAGTACGAGCGTCTTTGGGGTTACGCCTGTGGCACTTCGCACTTGCTCTTTGGCATCGTCAATGATGGTTTGAATGTCGGCATCGTCTTCTGTCCACTTGGCGGATGCAAAGTCTTTGCTGTGAGCATTGGCATAGACCGATTTTGTTTGGATAAGTCTTGCAATTTCAGCTTCTTGGCGAAGTTGCACCCCTTGGGTTACACGGCGGGTGGCTTTGGCGTGTTCGTCAAATTGACTCTCGTGAGCTTCACGGTAATCCACGCCTGCCGCCAAATCGTGCTCTTCTAGCACCACAGGCATTGTCGTGGACTTATCTAGCGTGATGATGTTGCTTGCTGCACCAACCGCTCGCTCGGTCTCATATTCCACCAGCGACCCTTTGCCAAAAATCGGCACTTTAATGCCTTCTTTATCGGTATAAACCACAGGCATAATCTGCTCGCCAATAAAATCCGACTGCATATAGCCCAAGGCAAGATTGGTTAAAACTTCGTCTTTGCCACGCAGATGTGATAGATGTGTTGCACTCATCATATACTCCTAAATTATTTTAAAATTAAGCCGTACGGCGGGCAGCTTCTTCATAGCTGATGTTATCAGCTTTCATCAAGGCGACCGCTCGCTCATGGTGGGACATATTTTCGCTAAAATTGACCGTGCTTTTGGTAACTTTGTCAGTCAGGTGTGAATGCTGTTTTGGCAAGTTACCCAAAAATTCTTTAAAGGCGACCGCCAATGGCTTTTTGTCATCGCCTTCGCCAAAGTCAGCGGTGGTGTCATTTGGAAATTCGGCAAAGTTTAATACCTGGGTCAATAGCTCTTTATCGCAGGGCTTAATCTTGCCATCTTTGACCAGAGTTTCGGCAAAATTGGCATTGACGACATTTGCCACATCTCGCTCTTTTTTGGCTTGAAGAGCTTTAAACTTGACAAGTTCGGCTTCGGCTTTTTCGGCTCGTGCCAGTGCTTCGGTTACATCTTGATTCATTGTATTCTCACTTTGGTTGCTTTGGGTTGGGGTGGAATTTAGGTCATCGGATTTGCCATCGCCATCAGTATCGGTTTTTGGTGGAGTGTTGGTGTCCACGCTTGGATTTACTGTATCAGCTTGATTTGCAGGAGCTTCACTAAAATTAAAAAATCTGGCAAAGATACTTTTAATATCAAAGACAAGTTTTTCACTCTCGGACAGCTCGCCAAAACTGACAACGCCGTCGCTATCATCATTAAAACTCACAGGCGATAAGCCTTTGACCGCAGGGGGCAGTGCTCCTAAAAACCCAATGTGGCGTAGATACCAACCATCAGGCTTAGGGTTGCTTGGGTGTTTGGGTGGGTAGAAACTTGCTGAGAGTTTCTTATAACGACCTTGTTTAACTAAGTCCACAAAGCCTGCGTCCATTTCGCCAAACTGGGCATACAGCTTGTCGTCTTTGGCGGATAGGGATTTGACCCAGCCATAAGCAGGAGCGTTGTCATCTGGGTGTCCGATAACGATGGGGGCTTCGTGAAAGCTCGGATTGTAGCCCTTTGCAATGGCATCAAGGTCAAGAGGCGTGATGGTAACTTCTTTGCCTGAGTTATCGGCTCGTGTGCCAGCGATAAAGATTTCGTGTTGTATGGTTTGCATAAAATTAACCCCATATTTTTGGGTTATTATGCAAAACTTTGGCAGATTGGTCTTTTAAAGCGTTTTAAGAAATTTAGTGGATAAATCAAGGATTTTAATAGGATTTGAAAATGGGCGATTTTAGGGGTTATTTTAGGGGTTTTGGGGCGTATTTGAGGTAATGTGGGGATTTGGTGGGATAGGGGCATTAAAAGCGGTTTTGACCGTTTTTGACCGCCTTTTGTGAGGGGTTTGGATAACATCAATCGTCCCACAAGTAGAATTGGCGGGTATTAAACTCAAATTGGCGTTGTTCTTTGATGATGGCGTAAATGCGTTGCAAGGTTACACCATACTTTTTGGCAAGGACTTCGTGGTTGTCGCCTGTGAACTCATCATAGATTTGGCGGTTACGGCGGGCGGCTTTGCCTGAGATGTTTTTTGGAATGTACAAATTCTCACCGCCAAACTCATCAAGCACGGTGTCGGTACTCTCTTCGGCAATGGCGGTCGCCTGTGTCTTATCCACGCCTTGACCGAGCAGGGCGTGATAAATGATGTCGTATAGGGCTTGACTAAATTCGTGTTGGCGAGATTTGCTCATCATTATATTCCTTTTGGCTTGTTAATGAGGGTTTTTATTTTGCTTTTCTAGTCGCTTACGCCAGTTTTTTAGGCGTTCTATGATATTGCTGGCTTGCTCACTACCCAAATCATCTATGGTGGTTTGGGTTTGGTTTTTGATATAAGTTGCCAGTGCTTGCTCACTCTCATTTCTAACCGCTCCCAATGCGTGTAAATCCAGCCACAGATGGCGGATGAGTTTGATTTGTTGCTCTGTGTCAAGGCTTGTTTTGTCATCAATGGGCTTTGGGTCTTTTTTCTTATGCGTTACCACAAACCCAAGCTGTTTTAACCTTGTCAATACCTTGTTTAATTCACTGACATTCATCGCCTTGGTACTGTCTTTGCCAGTCATTGCCACAAGGAGCGAGCGGTAAGTGTCGTCATCAAGGCACAGTTTACTTTTGCCGATATGGATAAGCTGAATGAGTTTGGGCTTATTTAAGGCGGTTCGTTTGGTTTTATGTTGGCTCATTTTGATTTTCCTTAATGGGTAATGATAAGCAAGGCTTACCCCTGCTTATCATTTGGGCTTGGTGGGCTTAATTAACCGCTTCTTTTAGCCCTTTGCCCGCCTTAAACGATGGGACTTTTTTGGCTGGAATTGTCAGTTTTTCGCCTGTTTTGGGGTTACGGGCGGTGCGTTCTTTGTGGATTTTAACAGCAAACGAGCCAAAGCCCACCAGATTGACTTCGCCACCTTTTGCCAGTTCGTCTTTAATGCTACCCAGCACCGCATTGACCGCATTCTCGGCTTGTTTTAGAGGCAAGCCGTCCATTTTGTCATAGACAGATTTGATAAGTTCTTGTTTGTTCATAAGATTTACCTTTTAAAATGGTCTGTTGGGGCAATGACAAGGTGACCAACGCTTGCCATTGTTTTGCTCTTTTGTTTTTTAGGGGGGTTAAAGATTGGCAAAATCAAGGCTAATTTGCTGATATTTTCCGTATTCATCTCGCTCATAGAACCGCATATATTCTTTTGATGAGATGACCTGCGTGGCATCACTAATTGCTTGCATTGCTCTTTGCCATTTGTCATCAACGATGTTAAGACTACGCAAGGATAGTACTCGGCGGATGTTAATTTTACCTTCTTTATCCACCGCAAAGGCGTTATCAATGATGGCTTTGATGTTGTCGTTGCTGCCTTTTGTCCACTCACGCAGACATTCGTCAATCAAGGATTTTGCAACCTGCAAGCGTTCATCAAAGACCAAATTATAAGGATTTTGCAACCTGCAAGCGTTCATCAAAGACCAAATTATCTTGAATGGCGATTTGCACTTTGTATTTGCCATCAAAGCTCATTAAAGACACATTGCCCTTTTTACCGCCAATATGAGTATCGTATTCTTGGGCGGAGAGTTCCACGAAGTTGTGAAATTCAGCAAAAAACTGCTCTTTTACCGCCCGCATTTGGATTTGTAGGCTTAGGGCTTGCCCCACAAGATTGATGACAGTTTCGTCTCTTAGCTTGTCAATTTCCTTGATTTTATCAAGGGGGATAAGGTGTCCCTTGTCATTTAGGCGATAGCCTTCGGGGACGGTTACAGGGGTTTGGGTAGTCATAAAATTACTCCGATTGGGTTAGTAATCACTGTTTCGTTCGTGAAATCTATCTTGGCTTCTAACGTTTCGTCTTCGTTGTGAGCCAAAACCACAAGATACTGATTGAAAGCCAGCCTTTCGGTCAAAAAGTAAGAAAACTTACCATCGCACATATTTTGATTGCACTTATGGGCGACTTCTAGGGCTTCGTCTTTGTTGTAAGCTCGCACTTCCATTGAAATGGTGTCAATTTTTGGGGCAGTCATAATTTAGTCCTTATTAACTGGGCAAATTTGTAATTTTAGGGTTTTTTCATCACCTAGCGTGAGTGTCATACGAAGGTCTTTAAGTATGTCTGGGTCAGAAAAATAAATGTCCTCAAAACAATAACCTTCAACCAGTTTATCAGTGTGGTACTCAGCTAAGTCTCTGATATCTGAAATTTTTCGGTACGCACAAAGTAAGGCGTGTTCTAGTAAGTGTTTTGGACAACTTGCTTCTAAGTATCCATCAACAGTCAAAGTAATTGGTTTTGGGATTGGTTCGGTCATAAAATGCTCCGTTTAGGTTGGTTTTCTTCGTACAGGGTATTCCCTACACAAATTAATCAAATGTCTTAATGGCATATCTTGGGGAGAAAAACTAATCCATCCATTGGTAGTGCGATATTCCCATTCATCACAACCAAGAGCCATTCTAGCGATGTCGTCAAAATTAACCATCATGATTTCTTTTGATATAAGGTCTACTATTATCACAATAATTCGCTCCTAGACTGTCAATACAAACAGTACGGCAATCATTAACGCCATCACGCAGATGAGCAGTAGGACAATCCAACCTGCTTGACGGTTCTGGCGGAGCTTGATTTGTGATAATTCAAAACGCATACCATCTAGCTCTTGGTGTTTGCCTTGTAAGATTAACCACTCGCCAACCGTTAAGGGATTGGTAAGTTTGGTAGGGGTGATGTGTGTGTTTTTGGAATGCTTACTCATGGCTTTTTCCTGATATTAAACCCAAGTTAAATACTCTTGATAATATCGCCATCTACCTTGTCAAAACCTAAATAAACGGTTTCGTTCATGGCGTGAGCGACTAGGTTATTGACCGTCAGGGGGTAGAGCAGACTGTGTTCGTGCGTGCCAGCTTTGGTGCGAGATTTGACGGTTAGACGCTGACTTATGGCATCAAGGGCGGACTCATCTAAGATTTGTTTAATATCGCCTCCTGCTCGCTCAAATTTATGCTTTAAGTAACCCGCTAATTTGCCGTCTGTCAAAGGTTCTAAGGTGGCAATCTCACAGCGTTGCACCACTTCACGCACGGTTGGGTTATTTTCAGCCAGCTTGGTGGCAAGCTCAGTCTGTCCAATCAGCACAATGCCAAGCAAGCGGTCAAATCCTGCTTTTAATTCATAAAAGCGTTTTAGGTGCTTTAAGGTAGGAATGGGCAAACCGTGAGCTTCCTCAATGACAATCAAGTGGCGATTGCCCGCCTTGTGGCTTTCGGTCAGAGCCTTGTGGATTTGGCGAAAGCGAGCCTCTGGACTTCTCTTGGGTTTTTCGCTTGGGGCGACTGCTTCTAGGATAGCCTCGGCAATGTGTACTGATTTCAAAGTTTTGCCCTTGATATCATTATCCTCCATTGCCAGTACATACGGCTGGGTGATGATGGTGGCTTTGCCGTCCTTAAAAATTCGGTCGTGCAAATCCTCACGCAGGGTAGATTTGCCTGCACCGCTCTCGCCAATGACCGCAAGAAATCCACCATTACTTGCCACATCATACAGGCGTTCACGGATATAGCGGACATCGTCAGATTTAAAAATATCGTCTGATGAGCGGATTTCGTCATCAAAGGGGTCTTTGGCAAGCCCAAAATGACGGCTAGTTTGGGGGTTTAGGGTGGATTTTCTAAGTAGCATAAGTTCATCCTTATCTTGACTTATGGGGGTTTTAGGGTTTTGGCTTTGGGTCAAAATGCTTGGCACGCTGACCCCATTTTTAATAAAATGGTTGGCAAGATTTGCCTTAAATTGTTTGGTATTTTTGCTTGGAAAAACACCGTGAACCACAGCATTAACAAGAGCGGTTTTGCTAATACCCAGCTCATTTGCCACGGTCTGATAAGATTTTCCAAGCTCGTTAAAGGTGGTTTTCATTCCTAATCCTTATGCAATTTTTAAAATCGTTTTTAGCACGCTACTTTCGCTCAAAACCTCAAACACTTCATCAAGACCGCTTGCATGAATGCCGTCAAGATAGCATTCTTGTAGCACCTTGACCGCCAAGCTCCAATTCCCCCCAAGTGCCTCTAAGCGTGGTTTTAATTGCTTGGCGATGTCCACTTTTGATAAGACAGGCTCAGCAATAGTTTTTTCATAGCGACCATATTTCACGCTCTGCACGCCTTTTTTGGGCATATACAGCGTGTTGTCATTATCAGGCACCGTGTCATTGTGCTTATAGGGGTCAAGTTTGCCATCAAACGGTAGAGCCTTGGCTTTTCCTTTGACTGCGGCTTGTTCAAGTGTGTCTGTCCCCATGGCGATTTTTTGCAATTCTTTGGCGTGTGTTTGGGCTTTGGTGTCATTATGAGCCTTATAGCCTTGCCCCACGATGACAGCATTTTCACGAAAGCCCATCTCATCAAATAGCACTTCTGGCACAGCCACCCAATTCTCGCCAACACCATCTGCTGTCGGTACACAGACCCTAGCACCGTCCACTTCCCACGGATTTTGAGCGACTAGGATTTTTTGTCCGACAAGTACAGGCAATGCTGAGACATCGTACACCTTGCCCTTGTATCGAATTTCAAGCTCTGGGGTAACTTTGGTACGCCACGGATAGGGTCTTTACCGATGTCGGCTTTGGGCGACATCATACGAATAAAAAAGTCGCACAAATTTGCCGAAGTTTCCCCACCAAAATAATAATGACAATACACCGCCCCACTGGTGTGGTCTGTGCCTGTGTACCGCCACACACGGTCATTGATGATTTTGACGACATTGGCGGGCTTGTTTTTATAAAACTCATCGCTATTCATGATACGAAGCCCTGTATCTTTGCCTTGCACCTTATTTCTTGGTAGGTAATACAGCACGCACAAACTGGGGTCAATTTGCCACAGATGATTGGGGTGCAGGCTTTTCATAGACACCACAGGGGCAGGCTCTAACAGCTGGTCTGGGTGCAGATGATAGGCTTAGCCCACGCACAATCGCCCCCACCGACAATGCTGTGCCGTCTGTGTGGCACGCCTGTATCATATCGCCCGCACGAAGCATCGTTACCGCTCGCTCCACCGTCATAATGCGTTTGCCATTTTTTCGCATACCCTCCATCACCACGCTACTGATCAGCTTGGCATCATCAAGGGTCAAGGTCATCTCGCCTTTATCACTTCTTGCCTTACGAGCAGGTTTGACCGCCACACTTTCTAGCTTACGATACAATGTAGAGATGCTCATTTGTAGCTCGTCCGCTTTGGCTTGTAGATAGCGTGATTTTTCGCCACGCCCTAGGTTTTGGGCGGTTTTAGCGATTTCGCCTAGGCGTTCTATCAAAGCTGGGTTTGGGGCTGTATTGTCGGTTGCCATTGTTTTGACCCTTATGATTGTTTATTACACTTCGTCTTCTGAATCATCAAAAGGCAATGGTACATCTTGATCGTCCGCCCCCACAGGCTCATCTTGTGTTAGCCAAACAGGTACTTCGCCTGTCGGAGCGTCTGTTGGTAGCAGGTATTGCCCACGCAGGATTTCGCAGTCTAGGATAAGTGATTGATGGCCCCCACCATAAGGGCGGTATGGTCGCTTCCGTGTGCTTCTTTGTGAGCCATAAGCCCATCAAAAATATCTTTTAGTTTACTAATCTCGGAGCGAGCCGATACCTCTGCACTTGCCAGTTGTGTCGATAATTCACGAGCGACATCGGCAGGCTTGGGCTGTTTGTTTTTATTTTTGGCAAGTTTTTCGGCAAGCTCATCAATCTTGGCATTTTTCTCGCTCATCACCTTGTCTTTGGCTTTGCTGTCCTCACAGGCTTCTCGCAGGGCTAGGCGTAGCTCTTTGATGGTCATTCTGTCCACATCGTCCAGTGTATTACCGTTAATATCGCCGCCATTGGCAAGCTCCACCAAAGTCTCGTCATCTTCCACCAAAAGCTCAAGCAGTTTGGATTTGCCAAGTCCAATCAGCTTAGGTTGGGCTTTTTGCATTTGTGGGGTGGCAAAGCGTTGGGTTGCTCTAATAAGCCTTGCGGTTTCAGAGCCTTTAATACCAAACTCAGCCTCTACAATCTCACGAAAACGACCGTGTTCAGTATGTTCTTTTAGTACAATCAAAGTTTTTCCAAGCTCAAACATACCCTCCAAGGTTTTGACAACCGCTTGGCGACCTCGTTCAATCCAAGTCGCTTCGTTATAGGTTTCGCCATTACCCCATTGCTCCATCACCTGCATACTGTGCAGGGCTTGTTGGTTAATGACATCAGCGGTGATGACTTCTGCGCTTGTGGCTTCACTCATTTTTTAATACCTTTTGCTTTGGTTAATTTTCAAATGTGCCGACATCGGCACATTTGCCTAAAAATCCCGATGTCGGGATTTTTGCCTAATATCCGATACCGACATTGCGTTGGATTTCGTCCATTCTCGCTTTTAGCCGTTCGTGCTGTTTACGATAATTTTCAGCGATTTGCAGGGTGCGGATAGAGTAGGCATAGTTGCCATTATCCAGTTTTTGTACCAAGCCTTCACTGATTAAATCCGCCAAATCACGGCTGACTTGGGTAGGGGTAAATCCTAAGTTATCGGCAATCTCTTTATTGCTAATCCCAATCAAGGGATGGTTATGCAATGCCTTAAAAACTTGCAGGATACGAGTGCCTTTACCGCTCATTGCCATCTCCCCAAATGTTTTCTAGTCCATCAATGACAACAGGCGTTCAATGGTGTTTCTATCCTCGTCATTTAATGAACGATAAATGGACAAAAACCATTGCTCCATTTGGGTTAAATCATTGGTATGAGCGTTTGGCGTTGCTTCAAACTCTACGCTTTCACCATCCACCAACCCAAGCTCCACGGCAATCTTGTGAGCCTTGCCATATTTTGCCTGTACAGAGCCATTGATGATACGGCTGACATAGGTAGGGTCATAGCCTCACTCATTTGCCCAAGAGACAAAAGTTTTACCTTCTGTGGCAAATTCGGCTTTAAGTTGTTCAACTGTTTTAGCCATAATCTTTTTTCCTAAAACCTTATAAAATAAGGGGTTAAAGTGGTAAAATGTGCGATTTTGTGCTAAACTATTAGCCAACATTTTGAGTGTCATCAGCGTGTTTTAGCCCAAAATACACAGCGATTTCGTGCGGTTTGCCGTAGTTACAACGAGCCATACCATTTAGCACCTTGTAGACGTCTTGGGGAAACTAGCCTTGTTCTTTGGCAATATAAGACAGAGGAATGCCTTTGGCACGGTACTCAGCTTTGACTTGCTCGGGGGTTTTTAAGGGTTTTTGAGTCATAACATACTCCGTTTTGGTTTGTGGGTTTTAAATGTTGTTTGTTGTTGGTGTATATGATAGTGCAGAAATCTGCACTTTTCAAGTAATTTTTTTCAAAAAAGTGAGAAAATTTTCGTGTTTGGAACAAGATTGAAAGAAGAGCGAGCCAGATTGAACCTGACACAACCCCAATTTGCTGAAAAAATAGGGGTGTCAAAACGCACTGTTGTGGATTGGGAGCAGGAAAAATCTAGCCCAACCATTAAACAGCTTGGCTTAATGATAGAAATGGGAATGGAAATGTATTATCTTTTGGGTGATTTCCGCATCGGTCGCACCATCGGCGACTTAAAGCAACTCCCCGCTTATCAAGAGATGATGAGTGTGGACGAGGCAATGACCGCCCAGAGTGCAGATGAACAAGAACTACTAAGACGCTTTCGCAATGCTGACCCACAGACACAGGCGTTTATTATGAAGGGATTGGAGTGATATGGGAAACCGCAGAGCTAATATTACAAACAAATAACACTTTTAATTAAGGAAACTTTTATGAAAAAATTCACACTTCTACTACTGCCCCTAGCACTCATCGCCTGTGGCGAGCCTAGCGCCGACACCGCCAAAGAGCCTACCACAAACACAGAAACCACCGAACCATCAAAAGAACCTGAAACACCCAAAGCAAACAAACCCACCAAACCAAGCAGTGAAGACTTTGATAGCCTACAACTTGCCTATATTCAGCTTAAACAAGGCACGGTAGATTGCAGAAGCAAAATCGTGGGCAATTATTCTTATTCAGCTTGTCGTTATGTCTCATTAAATGGCAATTCCGCTTGGCAAGTTTGGTATTATGACACCCAAAAAGACCCACAAAAACGCTATTACGCCTTAAATGGCACGGCTCGTAGCACCTACGAAACACATTTACAGTCCAATGCTGTGCTTGGCGATTATGAAGCAGGGTTTGGCTTGCCAATGCCTGATGATATGAAATTGGATGAAGTGATTGGAGCGTTTGGCGAGTAACCTATGACAAATATGGAATTGGACACATTAAAAAATGACAGTCAGGCAATCATTGATGAAGCCATCGCATTATTAAAGCCCAATAAACCCTATCTTAGAAAGTCCTTTGATAATGACTTATTATCCACCAAGGATATCTCCAAATTAAATGGCTATGCCACCAAATTCAAAGAAGACAAGGAATGGGATTTAGCCATAGAATGCTTGTTTTTGGTTAAAGAATATGGCTTTTTGGATACCGCTTATCCTGCAAAAACTTTTACCAGATTACCTTATTTCTTATCACAATCTGGACAATTTGACGAAGCCAAACACGAATTACAATGGCTCTTAGAAAATGTTCACACTTATGCAAAATCTCGCTCCTACAAGCGTTCGGATAATGAGCCTAAGACGACACAACAAATCCGAATGCTATTTTATACCGAGCTTTTTCTTGCAACAGTTTTTGAATGGTCGGCAAAAATTTTTAAGAAACATAAAGACTTGGATAAGGCAAGCATATTTGAAAAACTATCCATTGAATGTTCTGATAGAAGTCAGGCAATCTGTGAAGTCTTAGACCAGTCAAGAAAAACACATCTTACTAATCAAAGAGAGCGGTTAAACCTACCTACACCAACTCATTCAAATAACTCTCCCAGTCAAGGCTGTTTGGGTGTGATTGTATGGTTTGGTATTTTTGGCATTACCGTCAGTTATTTTGCGATGGATAAATTCTTATTTTAGTTCCAAAAAAAACAAACCCCCAAGCGTAAACTTGGGGGCTTTGGCTATCTAGTAGCTCTGTTCGTATCATACCAACAAGACTTGTTTTTGGCAAGTCTTTTTTTGTTGTCATCAAACCACCCACCCAAGCAATTTTTAAAACGCTTTAAAGGACTTATCACACTCATCTTGGCATAATATCCCCCAAATTTTAGCATAAGTTTGACAATGAAAATTCTTGACCTTATCACAAACCCACAAACAGGACAGCTGTCGCACACCCGCCTTTGGGCAAATGTGGCAAGCCTGATTGCCAGCGTTCAATTTGTGCGATTAAACACCACCGACTGGCAATGATGGCTGGTTTATCTTGGGTGTGTTGGCGGTTATGCGGTTGCTCGTTGTCTGATTGCACAGGGCAACAACGCCCCACCTACCAAAGGAGAGAGCCTGTGAGCGACACCATAGACAAAGCCCAAATACAAAGTGAGCTGATTTTGGAGCATCAAATCAGACAAGCGACCCAAAAGACAAGTCTACCCACCCGCACCCATTGCATTGACTGCGATGAACCCATTGCCCCTTTAAGACAACAAAAAGCCGCAGGCTGTCAACGGTGTGTGGCGTGCCAAACCGAATTTGAAACTGGGAAAGCAAGGGGATAATAAGTGGATAAGACTTTTATTAACATTGATTTTTGGCAACTCGTTGGCTTTTTATTGTCATTTTTGGGCGTGTGCTGGGGCTTTGGCAAAATGCTTCTTGCCCAGTTTGCCGCCCAGCAAGACGAACGCCAAAAGATGCAAGACAAATTATCTGACAAGGTTGAGCATTTAGAAACCCTATTTGCCGAACAAAAGCCGTCTTGCCCGAAAAATTTGTCCTACGAGAAGACTATATCCGTAACCAAGCCGTCCTAGAAGCCAAAATGGACAGCATTCAAAAGACCTTGACCGACCTGTATAAAATGGAGAGCCAAAGACAATGAACGAAACAGCACGCCGTGGTGGTATGCGTTGGCATATCATCAACACTCTGCACAAGGCTCGCCCCTACACCACCAGCGAGATTTTTTTGCTGGATGTGATGTACGGGATTTATGCTGACATTACCGCCTTAGAACTTCGTCAGCAACTTGAATACTTATCCAATGCCAGCTTTATCAAACTTACCAAACAGCCAAACGGCGTATGGTATGCTGACCTAACTTATCAAGGGGTGGACATTGCCGAGTACACCACCGATTGTCCGCTGGGTATTGGACGACCTGACAAATACTGGCAATCTTAGGGGGCGGTATGGCACAAAGAAGCAGTGTTGAGCGGTTGCCAGAGACTGTCCGCCACGAATTAGAACGCAAACTTGCCGACAATGGCTTTGGCAACTATACCGAACTTGCCGACTGGCTAAAATCACAAGGCTATGAAATCAGCCGAAGTGCGGTGCATCGCTACGGCTCAAAGGTACAAAAACGCTTTGCCAGTATCAAAGCAAGCACCGAGGCGGCACGGCTGATTGCTGAGGGTGCATCTGATGAGGGTGACACTCGCTCGGAAGCACTGATGGCAATGGTGCAGACTGAATTATTTGACGCACTTGTAGAAATTGGCGATATGGACAATTTGGGGGCGGTTGAGCGATTTAATATGGTTGCCAAAGCCTCCAAAAATATTGCTGCTTTGACATCGGCAAGTACCAATTTGAAAGAATATCAAGCCAAATTACAAGTCAAAATTGAACAAACCGCCAGCGAAGTCGCCAAAGTGGTTAAAAAAGGCGGATTGTCTGACGAAACGGCTGACGAAATTCGCCGTAAGATTTTGGGGATTGGAGAATGAGCCAGCCAAAACGCACGGCACTCAGCCAAGAAATTAGCAATATTTCTCGTAGCCCAATGGTGCTATTACCCTACCAACAACGTTGGTGTGCTGACACATCGGCGGTTAAAGTGTGCGAAAAATCACGGCGTATTGGCTTAACTTGGGGCGAAGCGGCTGATTCGGCTCTTTTGGCAGCCAAGACAAACGGAATGAATGTTTGGTATGTCGGCTATAACAAAGATATGGCGTTAGAATTTATTCACGACTGTGGCAACTGGGCGAAATTTTATGGCTTGGTGGCAGGCGAAGTGGAAGAGACCGAAGAGGTCTTTGTGGACGGCGATGACAGACAGGCGATTTTGGCGTTTGTCATTCGTTTTGCGTCAGGACACCGCATTACCGCCTTGTCATCTCGCCCCAACAACTTGCGTGGTAAGCAAGGGCGGGTCATTTTGGACGAAGCAGCTTTCCACGAAAACTTGCCAGAGCTATTAAAATCAGCGATGGCTCTGTTAATGTGGGGCGGTCAGGTTCATATTATTTCTACCCACGATGGGGTGGACAATGCCTTTAACGAGCTTGTCAATGACATCAGAGCAGGCAAAAAGCCTTATTCTTTGCACCGCATTAGCTTTGATGATGCCATAGCGGACGGCTTATACCAACGCATTTGTCTAAGGCTTGGTATAGACTGGACACCAGAGGGCGAAAGACAGTGGATAGCGGACATTCGGGCAAGTTATGGCGAGGACGCCAAAGAAGAGTTGGACTGTATTGCCAAAAATGGTGGCGGTAAATGGCTAAACCGTGCTTTGATTGAAAGTCGTATGAATCCTTACACGCCTGTCATTCGCCTTGATAAAAATGATGAGTTTGCTTTGTTACCTGAACATAGCCGAGCCAAAGAGATTGACGATTGGATAACCAACACCTTAGAGCCACTCCTTGATGGCTTAGATAAAAGTCGTATCAGCTTTGTGGGCGAGGATTTTGCCAGAAGTGGCGATAAGACCGTGATTGTGCCACTATTGCAATACCCAAATTTAATCCTAAAACCGCCCTTTATTTTAGAGCTTGGCAATATGCCCTTTGCTCAGCAAGAGCAGATTATGATTGCCTTATTAAAAGGCTTGCCAAATTTACGTGGCGGTGCGTTTGATGCTCGGGGTAACGGTCAATCGCTTGCCGAAAAAATGCAAGACACCTTTGGGGCAGATGTTATCCAAGCCATCATGCTGTCCGAAAGTTGGTATCGTACTCACACCGCTCCTTTTAAATCCGCCCTAGAAGATGGCACACTTACCGACCTACCCAAAGATGAAGATATTTTAAATGATTTACGAGCCTTTGAACTTGTGAATGGTGTGCCACGCATTCCCACCACTCGCACGCAGGGTGCAGATGGCAAAAAACGCCACGGCGATGCAGGTATTGCTTTGTTGCTGGCTCATTATGCCAGCCGTGAACTTAACATTGGACAAATCAAGGTTACCACTCGCAAAGTCAAAAGAAAAAGCAAACTCACCCAAGGATTTTAAATGACAAACCAAAACCAAGCCCCAAAACTGGACAAAAAAGAACTCACAAGCCAAATCGCCACCGCCCATCGCTATTTTGGGTTATATGGATTTAGCCAAATTCTCCCAAATCCTGACATTATCCTAAGACGATTGGGTAAATCCAGCTTCTCTGCGTATCGTGAGCTTTTGATTGACCCCATTGTGGCAGGGGCGGTACGCCGTCGTAAGGCAAGTGTGGCGGCTTAAATTACCGCCTTGACAGCGATTTGTCTGACAAACAACAAGCCGTCATAGACCAGATTTTTGACAGCCTAGACATTTATGGGCTGATTGGGCAGATTTTAGAGGCGGTATTGTATGGCTACCAACCCATTGAAGTGATTTGGCAGTTTAAAAATGGTGTTTGGATACCCGTCAAACTCATCGCAATCCCCCAAGAATGGACAGGCTTTGATACCAATGGCGAGCTTTTGCTGATTGACGGCATTACCAAAACCACACCGCCACCCTTTAAAATCCTTTACCCCACCAATAACGCTACCTTTATCAATCCTTATGGCACAGCCGAGCTGTCTTGCGTGTATTGGGCGACCGTCTTTAAGCGTGGCGGGTTAAAGTTTTGGGCGGAGTTTGCCGAAAAGTTTGGCAGTCCTTGGATTATTGGACACGAACCCCGCTCCAACACCGATGATGATACCAATAAACTCCTTGATGCCCTAGAAGAGCTGATGGGCAATGCGGTAGCGACAATCCCCAACGACAGTAGCGTGGAAATCAAAGAAGCCACAGGCAAAACAGGTTCATCACAGGTGTTTGATGATTTTATTCGTTATTGCCGTAGTGAGATTAACATTGCTCTACTGGGTCAAGACCAAACCACCGAAAAAGACACGAGCCACGCTTCGGCAATGGCAGGGCTTACGGTAACAAAAGACATTCGTGATAATGATTGCCGAGTGGTGGAGAGCTGTTTTAATACGCTTTTAGCGTGGATTTGTGAGCTCAATTTTCACAATGTGAGCCCACCCAAATTTGTGCTATATGAAGACGAGGTGGGCGACAAAACCCTAGCGGAGCGAGACCAGATTTTGACCGCTCTTGGCGTGTCTTTTAATCAAAGCTATTATGAGCGGGCTTATAATTTATCGGCTGATGAATTTATCCTAAATGCCAAGCCAATGCCTACAAACACCACACAAGCCACCCCCAATTTTAGTGAAAAATCTTTCGCACCAGAGGGCGATTTGTCTGACAAATTGGCGATCGGCGTGCCAAATGATGACGATTTAACCGCCCAAGTGGTGCAAATGTTAGATGATTTTACCAGTTTGGACAGTGTTAATTTGGACAATGAAACCGCTCTTTTGGAAAAATTAGCCAGTCTTTATCCCAAAATGAACATTGATGAACTACAAGACAAGCTGACCCAAATGCTGTTCATTGCCGACACGCTCTCACGCCTACAAACCCAAGAAGAAATGGGGTTAAATTAAGATGAATAGCATTGATAAACTTAGCAATAAAGAATTAAAAGCTCTGTTTGATATGCCACCTGAGCGAGCCATTGAACACCTAAAATCCAAAGGCTTGCATATCGGTTGGGATTGGACGGACACGCACGCCCTTGCTCACGCACGAAGTTTCACAGTAGCCAAAATGACCGCCCTTGATATGCTGTCCACCACCAAAAAAGCGATAGAGCAAGCAATGGCAGACGGCATGGGCTACAAGGGCTTTGAAAACACCATCAAACCCTACCTTATCAGTCAAGGCTGGTGGGGCGAAACACTGGTAAGAAATCCCAAAACAGGTCAGCTTGAACAAGTCAAATTAGGCTCAAATCGCCGTCTTAGAACCATTTATCACACCAACCGCCGAACGGCTGTGATGAGTGCCAAATACGAGCGAATGAAAGAAGCGGCTCACACCCACCCTTATTGGCAATATTCCGCTGTCCTAGACAGACGCACTCGCCCCAGTCATTCAGCAAGGCACGGAGCAGTCTATGCCCACGATGACCCCTTTTGGTCGCATTCTTATCCACCAAACGGCTTTGGTTGCCGATGCACTGTCAAGGCAATCACGACAAAACAAGCCGAAAAGGTAGGCATTATACAAAGCAGTGATGATCGAATTTTAGGCGAAAATGGTTTTGGTGGTAGTCCTGTTGCCAGTCATTTGTTTGATAAACTTTGGTATGACAAAGCCCGCCAAGCCCTAGGGCAAAAACACGCTCTGCAAGAGATTGCCAAAGATATGGCATCTGATGTGCGAGTGGCGGGGTTTTTGGCGTGGGTCAGACAATCGCAACTCAATGGGCAAGTACAGGGGCGGACTTATGGGGTGGGCGTATTGCCCCAAAAGTCCTTTGAAAGATTGGCAGAGAAAGAAGGGCTTGATTTGGACGAGCTATCGCCTGTGGTGGGTTTTCGTGATAAGGTCATTACAGGTCGTAAAAACACACGCCATACCGCTCACAATGACGCTTTGGACGAAGTGGCGTTAGAAAAAATTGTCAGAGAGTTTGGCAAGCCTGATTGGGAGCTTTGGGACACCCAAAATAACAATTCATTGCTTGTTTATAAAATGTCTGATGATAAAGTGATTAAGCTGACGGTGCAGATGACCAAGAATGGGGCGGAAGTGATAAGTGGGTTTTATCAAGATTTAAACAGCATTAAAGGGTCTATTGATGGCAATGTATTTGCCAAAATCCAATAAAAAAATTCTGCAACTTTGACGTACTCGAACCGTAACCGAACTGGCACACCTAAGTGTGTTACTCCCCCGCCCACGCAGGACTTGTTGCAGAATATCTACATTATACCAAACTTAGGAAACTTTGCCAATGCTCATTATCAACCTAGACGACAGCCAAGCTCAAAGCACCTTAGCCCAATTACTAAGAAATACCAGTAATAGTCGTGTCATTATGCAAGGACTTGCCACAGAATTAGAGACAATGACCGCCGATAACTTTGAAAACGAAGCCTTTGGCTGACAGGCGTGGGTGCGTAAAGCCTTTGGTAATGGCAAAACCCTAACCAATACAGGCGAACTCAAAGACAGCGTTACCAGCAGTGCCACTAGCCACACCGCCAGTGTCGGCACCAATATGATTTATGCTCGCATTCATCATTTTGGTGGCATAATCAGACCAAAACAAAAATCCCATCTTATTTTTGCCACGCCAAACGGCTTTGCAAAAGTCAAATCAGTTACACTACCCGCTCGCCCATTTTTACCCATTTCCCCTGACGGGCAATTACAAAGCGATGGCGATAGACGGCTAATAGAAGTCGCCTTATCCGCCCTGACATCTGGCACATAACCCAAAGCCATCCACCTAAAAAAATCGATCCGCCATCGTGAGCTTATGTGCTAAAATAGGACAATAAAAAAGACAGGTGTTTTTACCTGTCTTTTCCTAAAACTCAAAATTTATGCCCCACTCAACTTGTTGCACCCAGTGTAACGCCCTTGCAAAATGGTCTATCTTAACTTATCCCACATTGTTTTACATTATCCCATTTATTGCAGAGTGTATGGTTGGTTTATTGTGGTGGGGTTTAGCTGTCGGACGTGGTTACTTTTTCCACCAATTTTTGCTTACGCATTTTGGTTGCGATAAGGGGGTGTACAATATCAAGTGTACCTTCGGCGTCGATAAAGGCATCAACATTAAAGCCCGATGTATCGTCAGCAGTTGCTTTTGAGATGTCGGTAGTCAGCTTTTTGCCGTTGGCTTGGTCGTAGTTCAACAGACCGATAACAGTAGCAATCGCACGGTTTTCTGCCTGTGCTAGCCAGTAGTTATCAATCATCTGCGCCATAAGTTGCAGCGGTGATTCGCCCATCAGATAGCTTTCAAGACGGCTTTCAATAAAGCCCTCATTTAATACCGCCAAACGCCCTTTTGATTTACTGCCGTGGGTGGTGCGTGGCATGGCGATATCCGTCATGATGGTGTTGCCATAGTTGGCTTCTAAATTGCCATCAATGGGATGAATAAAAGGCACATCAAAGGTTAATGAACCGCTGTTTAGCAGGGGGCGTAAGCGTGCATCTGAGACAAATGCCCCTGATTGCCAAAACTTAGACCGTTGTAAGTTGTCTTTGACCTGATAAGACAAGGTAACGCTCTTATTAAAAATCTCTTGCAATTTTGCCATGAATTACTCCAAAAAATAATTGATTAAATAAAGCAGGGTTTGAGTGGGCAAGTGCTAATCGCTCCTGTTCACTGTAATCACCTGCTCGCTTAATTAATTGACCGTTTGAACCTGTACCGCTGGCTCGTGTGCCAATGATTAGGCTATCGTATTTGCCACAGTTTTGGATTTGTTTTGCCAAATCGTCAAGGGTCATGATAGATACAGCACCGCTGGTATCTAGCACACTGATTTGACCATCTTTGGCAGATAAACGCTTTTCAATGAGTATTTGTAAAATCTCTTGGTTAGCAGGGTTGTCGCTTAACTGACATCCAAGAGTTAAATGAGCAAATCGCTAAGCGTGATAAAGAGCGTGATGAGAATTTGGTCAAATCACACGTCCAAAAGCTATCAAGTCAGCTTGATACTGCTTTTCTAGCGCCTCAAAATCGCCTTTTTTGCGTGCCGTTTCTTCGGCTAGGCGGTCTTTTTCGGCTTGTTCGGCTTTGCGTTTTTCGCTTTCGGCTTTTTTCTCGCCAAGTAGCGTTTCGTTGTGTTTTCGCAAACGCTCGATTTCTTCGACTTGGGATTGCTCGGGTTTGGTTGCTTCTACCACCTTACCAATCGCTTCATCGTCAAGTCCTAACGATTTTAAAAGTTCTTCTAGGTTCATCGGTTACTACCTTTGGTTGTGCCACTGGCGTTAAGCACCCTACTGGGTGCGTTCAAATGCTTTGGGTTCAAGCTGTTTCATCTCATCTAGGGTTAGCGGTGTAAAGTTCTTATCAAGCTGTAACGCCCTAAATCGCTCCACCGTCAAACCACCGTCTCGGAACAATTTGCCCCGTGTCTTGCCCAACACTTCATCTTGATATTGGGCAGGTTGGTTTTTTAGCCATTCATAATAGCTTTGATTTTCCACCACACCATGCTCGCTTGCATGCTGTTTTGGGGCGGTGTAGCCGTCATAAACAATCTCAAAACTTGAACGGCACTTAAAGTGATAAGGCGGATAAACCGCCTTGTCTATTGGCATAAACATACCGTCTCGCCCCCGACAGATTGGCGATGTTTGGCGGTCTAATGTTGCAATCACCTTAATGCCTTTGATGATGTCGGCATTATCACGGATAACGGCTTGTTTGGCTTCTGACGCCATGATTGCCGTGCCTGTGCGTGCAATCGTTTGGGCGTTTCGTGTTGTGGTTGCCAAAATACCGTCTTGATAATTCCTAGCCCTTGACCCCCTTATCATTTGGATAAGTTTGGCATTAGGCAAGCCTTCATGGTGGGCTAGGCGTATGGCGTTAATGATTTTTTTTGCGTTCTTCATCGTTAAATACATCAAGCAGTTCATCAAGCGTTACGCCCATTTTGCCGTCTAGTCGCAACGGCTTGGCAAACACTTCATCGGCATACTTTTGTAATGCCTTGATGTTCTTTGGACTGTCCACCTCATAGCGATGATTAAATAGCCCCCGCCAATCGGTTTTTAAGTTTGTGATAAACTCCCCAAACAGGGTTTTTAATTGGCTGTCGGTTTTCTTTATCACAATATTTACTTCTTTTTGTGATAAATCGCCAATCTCTTTATTAAAAACCACCCTTTGTAAAAACGCCAAAATGTCTTTGATTGTGACATTAAAATCATTTGCCAATTGGGTTTTTAATCTTTCTAAATTAATTAAGGTTTTCATTTAGCACCATTTCATGGCTCATCATCAATGTGGCCTGTAATCTCGCCTAAATCGCTCTCAATCTCTGCTTTGTGAAATGTACAGAGATATTTTGACTTACACAACTGGTAAATCGTCCACCAAAGACATGAGTTTGACCGAACTCAATGTGGTTTTAACAGAGTTAAAGAGCAAAGGCTTTACCACAACTGTTCCAAAAACCAAACGACCGAATGACCCACAGTCTCGCTTAACAGGAGAAGAATTTAGTAACCTAGAAAGCGACAAAAAGTCGCAAATCATAGAAATGCTCAAAAAATGGCGTACTCGCACCAAAACCCAAAATGCTGACAATTAA